TTTGCTAAACGACATCTAACACAAAGAAAACATTTTTACCGAGAAGCAAACTATCCATTTGTTGTAGAAAAACTAAAATACAAATGATTTTACCAATTAACTTGAATAAATCTGTAAGGAGCAGTACAATAACAAGATGAGAATATTAACTTTAGAAGACAAGTATTATAATTTAGAAACTTTACCAGAAGAAATCGATGACCTTCGATTTGCAATTTTAGATAATTCTAATCCATCGTTTGTGGATTACTATTACATACCATTAATATTTTTAGAGTCATTCAACGCACCGGCAGTTGTATTACAAGTTGGAGACAAGCAGATTAAGATGCCAGTTGATTGGCAAGTGTTGATTGGTGATGAAGAAGGTGGAGACTTAGAAACACTTCCACTCTCAAGTCTTAACGATAGGGGATTTTCTGTGTATTCATTCAATCCATTGTCATCATTCTCTCCTAACTTTCTTCCGATAGAAATCATTGACATCTATTCAGATGTTACATGGTATGCACCGAGACTACGTAATGGTCAGTTCTTATGTGTACCATTAGATGACGGTCCTAAGCCAAGATGCATTTATTTTGTTAAAGAGATTAGTCGGAATTGTGAAGTAGTAGATTATGGTCAGTGTTTTTAATGGCTAGAACAAAGACACCGGTAGACGAAAAGTTTGAGAAACAAGACTTCAATTTGTTTGAAGCAATAGCGGCAATCGATAAAAAAGATTACGGTTATTATGATCGACTAACACCAGAGCAACAGAGAAAGTTTGTTCCGTTTATGATGGTGCATTGGATTAGTGTTGTTAAAGGTAAACAAGAGTTATCACAATACTATTTACAAAGTGTTGATTATCATGCTAACACACATTTGTTTAATGAAAATGTAATACATCATCCTAAACTACAATGGTTGATGTTATGTGCGGCGAGCCCGGGTATTGGTAAACAATATCATCAATGGATTCCTCATATTAAAGCAGGGGTTAGTAAGTTAAAAGATACGGCAAAGCCTAAAGACATTAAGGATTACTATAAAAAAGTATATCCGAAACTAACATCGGGAGAACTGACTGAAATAGCAACAGCATTTTGCGAACAACACAAACGTAAAATGTATCTAGCAGAAAAGTTCTCAGAATTAAAATTTGATGAGGTAGAATTACTTAGTGAACTCGTTACAGATAATGAAATCGAAGAATACGAAAAAGAACTCGGCAACTAAATCTAAATTTGGTTGTGACTTTTGTGGTCGTTCTTTCGCAAAAGAAAGTACGATTGATAAACACTTATGCGAGTACAAACGTAGATGGGGAGATAAGAATCTAAAAGGTAATCGTATTGGATTCAATGCCTGGTTAAACTTCTATGCACAAAACACTTCTAGTAAGAAGCCAAAGACTTATTTGGACTTTACTAAAAGTTCGTATTATCTAGCCTTTGTTAAGTTCGGGCATTACTGTGTTAATACAAGATGTGTTAACATCAATAGATATGCAGACTGGTTGCTAAAGAATCAAGTCAGAATTGATGCATGGAATAGTGATAAAAACTATACAAAGTTTCTCGTTGAATATCTAAGACAAGAAGATCCATTAGATGCAATAGCACGTAGTATGGAAACTCTTATTCAAATTTCTAAAGACGAAGATATCGAAAGCCATGATACTTTTAGATTCGGTCCTCCGAATAGAATCTGTTATGAAGTTACAACAGGAAGAGTTTCTCCTTGGACTTTATATCATAGTGAGTCTGGTCTAGAGTTGTTAGGTAAGTTAGATGAGATACAACAGAAAATGATATTAGAATATATCGATCCTGAGAAGTGGGCGATCAAATTTAAACGTGATTCAAATATTGTTAATGAAGTAAAAGAATTATTACAACATGCAGGGTACTAGATTAACACATGAAGGTCCAGGGTTTGAAATACAACATAAAATAATTCCAACTGATCTTATAGATAAGATTAACAACAGAAAAGATGAACTCTACCCTGTTAGAGCATCTACTCATAAAAAACAATATGCAGAAGCAGAGGCTTGTAAAAAACTATTTGGTATTGCAGTATGGTGGAGTCAACTCACAGATGATTGGAACGAAGTAAAAGAGATACATGAACTTATCTATCCTGAAATCAAAAAACATTTAACTGATGCAACATTCTATGCAAGTGATATCGTAACGATCAATGGTCCAAGTAGATGGGTAGGACCTCATATCGATACTCCGCATAGATTTGAGAAATACAACACAAGAGAAAACAATGACATCTGTGGTATACAAGTTATCATTCCCCTTGATGATTTAGATAAAGATACTGGTGCAACTGGATTAATTCCATATAGTCATCAACAAGATTGGGACATACAAGATTGTTATGAAGGTGTACATGATGATTATTTTTTAGAGAACGCAGAACAATATGATATGCCAAAAGGAGCAATTCTTTTCTATAACACTCGATTAATGCATTCTACTATGCCCATGAATTTACCCAAAAAACGTTCCATTCTCTTGATTAATTACCTTAAGGATGTTATAATAGAAGAAATAAAAGATAAAGATAACGTGTGGAGTAGTAATGGCAAATGATATAATGATAGATATGGAGACTTTGAGTACAGATCCGGACTGTGTTATATTAACAATTGGTGCTGTACGATTTGATCCTATGGGTAATGGTGTTGCAGAAAAATTAGAACTACGTCCAGAGATAGATTCACAGACAGAAGAATTTGACAGACACATTGATCCAGAAACACTACAGTGGTGGGGAGAGCAGAGTGATGAAGCAGTTGAAGAAGCAATGGGCGAGAATGATCGTATACCCTTTAAAGATGCAATGGATAAACTTTACAAATTCTGCTGGAACCGCAGAGCAGTTTGGAGTAATGGTGCTGGTTTTGATATTGTTGTTGCAGAGAATGCTTTCAGACAATTAGAAAGTCCGATACCATGGTCTTTTTGGACTATAAGAGACACAAGAACAATCTATGATCTTTGTAATGTATCTCTTAAAGATGGTCAGCACACAACGTCTCACAAGGCTGTAGAAGATGCAGAGCATCAAGCAATTGTAGTACAACGTGCATATCAGAAACTAAAACAAGCAGGACTTAAGTGAGCATACAGTCAGACATTGACATAGACTTTGGCGACAGAACTAAATTATTAAAATTAATTAAACATGTTCCAGCCGCAATGCGTGAAGTTGATCCAATGAAGAAACACCCGACTGGTGTATACATTACTGATGTTCCCTATGATCCTGTAACTGATATGTGTTCTTTAGATTATAAGGAAGCAGATCAACGAGGTTACTTTAAATTAGATTTATTAAATGTAAACATTTATCAAGCAGTACAAGACGAGTTGCATTTAATAAGTCTAATGACAGAGCCCAATTGGGAGAACTTAAAAGATAGAACATTTGTAGAGAAGTTAATACATTTAAACAAACAATATGATGTCTTGCAGAAGATGCCTGAACCAATTAATAGTATTCCACGATTATCAATGTTTCTAGCAGTCATTCGACCAGCAAAAAGAAATCTTATTGGGCAAACATATAAAGAGATAAGTAAAACTGTGTGGATTGACAACAATACAGGCTACACATTTAAAAAGTCACATGCTGTGGCGTATGCACAACTAGTCGTAGTGCATATGAATTTATTAGAGGAGAAGGATGGGACAATATGATGAAGTCGTAGAACGACAAAGAAGAATGTTAGAAGCCGAAAAATGGGCGAAAGGAGTGAAATCAATACATTGTCACTCCCTTACAAGTTTGTGGTACGAGACTAAGCCAAGAAGAACTGGCGATGACTTAAGTGTAATGGACATTCATCATAACGACGGAGTTATAGAAAGAGAGTACACAAAGACAGGTAAAAAAGAAACAATTGGTACTCGTCTAACAAGACAGGACTTATTAGATGAATTTGATAGAAACAGTAGATAATGGAAGAACTGAAATTAACATTACTAAGAGAAAACGATCCTAAACTAAAGGAATCCAGTGAGCCATGGGACTTTAAGTTAGATGGAGATCCAACTGAACTAATCAAAGCAATGACTAAAGTTATGTTTAATCCCAATCATCCAGGGATAGGTTTAGCGGCTCCTCAATTAGGTGTAATGAAGAATATCTTTATCATGGGTACTGATGATAAATTAATGGCTTTTATAAATCCTCAAGTTGATGATCTTCAAGGAGAGAAAGAATTATTCTTAGAAGGTTGTTTAAGTTTCCCTGATCTCTGGTTACATGTACGAAGAAATTCTGAATGTACTGTATCTTATCAGCAAATTGACGGTGAAGTAGTTAAAGAAAAACATCTTACTGGGATTCAAGCCCGTGTGTTCTTACATGAGTTTGATCATCTGCTAGGAGTACTGTTTGAAGAACGTGTGACTAGTGATTTGAGTTTAGAATTAGCGAAGAAACGTAGAACAAAGAAGCAACGTCAAAGTATGAGAATGGCTAAAAGGATTAGTAAGTCCGCTTCACTAAGGTAATAGATTTTCTTTTAACTCTTTTCTTTTGAAAGTCAGTCATACTGACAATAGGTCCGTGCAACATTGTTAACGATTTGTTATTGAATGTTCTTAAGAAAGGTTTAAACATCCACCACTCTGCTTTTAGAAACAAATGAATAGGTATCTGACGATTGGATTCCCACCACCAGACATCACCTAATTCTAAAAACTTTATACGTTTATCTGCATCAACTATGGCACCGTAGTCGTATATAGTTGTAACAAGGTCGTCTCGGTTTTGCACGATACCTACAAAGTCTTGTCCTGCATATTGTAGTACCGATATAAAAGGGTGGGATTCAGTTAGTTTTTGGAAAAAATCTATTGGTTTCTTTGAATCTGTCATATATGTAAAGTATTTATGTGTATGAAAAAAATGGTTAAATTTCTTTAAACAAAGTAAAGATAAATATAACTAACAGGAGATTAGAATTTGTGTCTTACACTACATCAGTATATACATATACAGTCAGACAAATCGTTGTGGTTCTGTCCGGCACAAGTCCAAGGAAATATATGCCAGTTTATTCAAAACCATTAACGTTAAATAAAGGCGTTGACAACCAATTACAGTTTCAGTTTCTGAATCAGGAACAGAAGCCTGTTGATCTATCATCGATTGCTACTGCTAATCAGCAGATATCATTTAGAGCCATTAATTCAGATGGTACCGAAATCCTTTTCAGAAAGGCTTTGACTCCAGTACTAGATGTCAATGGTATCTTTCAACTGAATACGACAGCCGCAGAAATCGAAGACATTTCAGCACAACAAGCATATTACTCACTAGAATGGCCAAGTGGTAACTTAAACTTACCTGTGTTTGTAGATTCTAAAGCAGGTGCAAGAGGTGATCTTAACTTTGTTGATTCTATTCTACCTTCTTATGTTCCTTCACAAACAGTAACAATACCTAGTGACGCAACACTTCCTTCTAATACTGCTAATGCAAATTCAGAAGCAGTTACATTCTTCTCCAGTATTATAAACACACAAGATAATCCTGTGCTAACTACATCATTAGATTATGCGAACTATGTTGGTAATGTAACTATACAAGGTTCTACACTAGTTGATTCTGGTTTCTATGACATTGACTCATATCAATATGGGAATGCAAGTAATGGTGCTAGTGAATCAGGAACTATAGGCTACACTATTAACGGTTATCATCCATTTATCAAACTTAAGTTTGAAGCAAATGTGGGTAACATAGTTACTATTTTGGCAAGATAAGTCACCCAATCTTATTGTTTTTCAATTAACTTTATTGTATAATAACAAGTATGTTTGATATACTTACGGTTATCCCTGGCAAAAAGAAGCAGACGCAAAGTGGCTGGACGTCATTCAATGCTCCTTGTTGTTC